GCCCTCGTGGATGTGGAAAATTGCGTTGGCCTGCATCAGCACCCGATCCGCCCCAAGCACTGCCAGAGACGCCGCAGAAGCTGCAACAGACTCAATAATGCCGCGGGTCGGTGCCGGATGGTCTGCCAGTGCGTTGTAGATGGCAAGCCCGTCGAATGCCAAGCCGCCGAACGAGTTTACCCGCATGGTCACGGGCTTGTTTCTGTTCGCCGAAAGGATTTTGCTGACAGATCCGGCGTCGGTTTCTGTGTACTCGTCACCGACTACGCCATAGAGAAAAATCTCAATTCCAGCGTCAGATTCGGCCCAAAAAACGCGGAAATCGTCGTTTTTTGCTGCGTTTTTGATGCTTTTCGGCGTGAAAAGGTCGATTTTGCGCTTCATTTTTGCACCTGTTTCAGGATGGTGGCAAGAAGGTCGGCATTTCGCGTTGTCCACGTGGCCACAGTGGCTTCGACGTGGCCTCGCAGTGTGTCTGGCGTGCTATGCCTGCTGACGGCCTCAAGAGCCGCATATGATGCCGCGGCGTGCTCTCGAATGGCCCTGCGGATTGCCTGTGATGTTAGGCCCGGCAGCGTGTTTTCTTCCCATGTCTTCCCGAAATCCGCCATGCTGGCGAGAAAATCGCCTGTGCGGCGGCCAGCTAGTTGCACGGCCTTTGCGGCCTCAATTTCGCAGGCTTTACTGACGCCCGCCGTAATGAGCTGCCGCAGGGCTGTCATAGCGTCGCCGCCATTGTCCTCGCTGTCGTCTTCGTCGCCCTGGCTGTCGTCCGGCGTGTCGTCAATTGCCTCGCCTTCGGCCATTTCTTCAGCTGGGCTGCCGATCTCCATCCAGTTTGCTGGACGATAGCGGGCCTCGCCATCTTCGCCGAGCGTCGGCATGTTGAGCAGTGCACGTGCCTCGTTGTGGTTGATGATGCCGGATTCCAATTGCCTGTACAAGCCGTTGATTTTGCTTTCAAAGCTCATCTGGATCAGGGCTTCGCGGTTGAACTCGATCAGGTGCGTATCGCTTACCCGCTGCTGCTCCGTCAACAGCTTATCCTCGCATTCGTTTTCCCATGTCTTAAGCCACGGCTGCAGCGTGTAATCCAGATACGATTGAGCCTCAGACTCAAGCGAATTGTGGCTCGTGCGTGTGCTGTCGCCGAGCATGTGCGGTGGTACGCCAGTGATATTGCTGACCGTCGCCCGGATCTCGTGTTCACGGGTCTGCAGGAATTGAGCCTGATCGGGGCTAATCTGCAGTTGCTGAAATTTCACACCATCCTGAATCAGGGCCACCTTGTGCGATTGACTGAGGCCAGACTGCATCGAATTCCACGCCTGCATTGTGTTGCGGATCTTCTCCTCCGTGAAGTGGCCTGGGATCATGAGCAGGCCGGACATATTGGAGCCTTGGCCGAAGAATCGGGCGCCAAATTCCATTGCTGCCATGCCGACGCCCATTGCGTCTGCCATCAGCTCAAGAATCGGATAGCCGACAATGCCATCCGGCCCCAGCCCGCGGATGTGCAGCATGTCGCGGCTGCTGACTCGCACCGCCTCTTGATTGAAATAGGTGACATACCAGATGTCGCCATCCATCACACGCACAAGCGTGTTTGCGGGGTTCCAGATACTGAGGCTGACAGGCCTGCCCTCGACGCGGTCGATGCTGGCGTAGGCATTGCCATGCAGCAGGGCCAGTGCCGTCATGGTCCGGCGAAATGTGTAGGCGTTGATATATTCGCTTGCGGAGCGGTCCAGCAGTGCCTGCGCAGGGTGTCTCAAATCCACCTTTTTGCCGCCGCCTCGCTGACGGCGAAACACGTCAAACGGCAGACCGGCAACACTGGATGAAATCAGGTTAATGGCTCGCCAGAGTGGCGGGTAGCCCATTGCGGTTTTAGCGGTGACGCGACTGCCGCTGGTGGCGCGGATCTGCGGAAAGTCGCCGCCCATGCTGATTGAGCGCCACAGATGCTCCTCAGACCGTGCGGCCACTGGCGACGGATTGGCAAGAATGGTTAGTCCGTAGGTATCCATCACAGATCCTTAGAGCAGGATGACGCCAGATCCGGCTGAAGAATATGCGGCGCCGGTTTCGCCGTGTTGAATTGCCAATGCCATCGCCATCAGCATTGCACAGATCCCGTCAATTTTCTCCGCTGATTTTCCCTTGTCCGGCCGAATGTTACCAGATGCATCCGTCTTGTGCGAGACGTTAGCGGCCATCCATCGCAAAACGGCGTTTCCGTCGTGCCGAAATTTGCCTGTTGCCAGCAGTGTCAGCAGCCTCTTAAATGGCTCGTTGTAGGTGGAAAATGACTGCGGCATCTTAACCAGCAGATCGTTAGGGATGCCGATCTCTTTCAGCAACTGGATCACGCCTGTGCTGTTCCAAGGGTCGTAACCAATTCGCATTACCTCGTATGGCTGCAAAATCTCGAAAATATGCTCAGACAACTCTCGGACGTCTACTTCGTTGCCGCTGGTCAGCGTAACCCAGCCGTGCGAGGCGAAGTTGCGGATCATTCGCTGGTCTTGTCCGGCTCGCTGGTCTACAGTAGCCTCCGGCAGCCAAAACCAAGGGAACACCGTAAATCCGCCGTTGTCTTCAGGGAACACCAAAGCCAATGCCGTTACGTCGCGTGTGCTCGACAAGTCCAGTGCCGCGAAGCATGGCCTTCCGTGATAGTCCTCCGGCCGAATATCTTGCCTGCAGTTGTCCCAATGAATCATGCTGACAATGCGGTTTGCCTGCTCGGTCCATTGGTTCAAATGGAGCTGGCGAAACGTGTTCTCGAACGCCGGGTTTTCTGCTGCCCGCCGGGCCTGCTCTCGCAGGTAATCAATACTGACAGCCTCGCCCAGCAGTGGGTTGGCTTTTCGCCACGTGGTTTCCTCGCGCCAGTCGTCGTTGGGATCTGCGCTGAACAGCACTGGGTAAAATGACGGGTCGTGAATCATGCCGTCGCGGACTGCAATTGCGTACTGATGCAGTTCCCAGCAGATACTGCTGCGGTCATGGCCTGCGGTTGTAATTGCAAATGTCAGCGGCTGTTTTCGGGCGCCCGTGGATGTATCGAGAACGTCCCAGAGATTGCGGTCGGGTTGCGTGTGGAGTTCGTCGAAGATGATTCCGCTGGCGTTGAATCCGTGGGCGCCCATGTGGTCCGCTGAAATGGCGCGATAAAATGACTGGCTGCGTTTGTGCAGCATTCGCTTTGTCGATTCCCTCAGCATCACGTGCTTGCCAAGGACGTTTGATTTCTTCACCATGTCGGCCGCCATGCCGAATACGAGGCTGGCCTGATCTCTGGTGGATGCTGCGGAATACACCTCGCCGCCTTGCTCGCCGTCGCAGAGCAGCAGGTAAAGAGCGATACCCGCGGCCAGTGTGGATTTGGCGTTTTTGCGCGGGATCTCCACATAGGCTTTGCGGTATCGGCGGGTGTGGTCGCTGCGGCGTTTCCAGCCGAACAGGTCGCGGATGATCTTGGCATGCGACTCGTGCAGGATAAACGGCGTGCCGGCTTTTTCGCCCTTGACGTGGCACAGGCAGTCAGGAAAGAAATTGACGGCACGGGCTGCGGCCGCGTCGTCAAAGTAAAAATCGGCGTCATCCAAAGTAGCGGGCCTCGATGTTCACAGTGTCGTCGCTTTCCTTGTCTTTGGCCGCCGCCATCCGCTGACGACTCAGGTGATTCAAGCCGAGGTCGTTGCTGTAGGCTCGCACCAACTTCCACGACTCCGCTGAAATCTGCACACAGGGATGCTTGATGAGTGTGCCACGGGCGCCGGTCAAATACATGCCGTCCTGTGCGACCTGCTCATCCGCCTTCTTTGCCTGCTCATAGGCGACACACAACCCCTCAACGTGCGTCGCGTCAATCTTGTCGATTAACTGGTAGTGCTTCAGGCCAGCCACCACCTCCGCCCATTTTTTGGCCGCAATGCTGCCGCGCTCGAACGGGCATTTCGGGATTTTGCCTGTGGCTGCTGGCTTTTTCTTTTCGCGGCTTTTGCGAAATGTGCCATTGGTGATTTTCAGAACGTCGGGTTTTGGTTTGCCGCCCCTCATAAGTCCTCCAAGGTGCCCTTTACGCTTCACTCAACCATGGCTTGCATTTTCGCGCGTGTTGTGTGCGGTTTGCCGGCTCATGCTGCCCCACATTTTAGCC